GGCACCGCGACGGAGGTGCCAAGTGGCAAGGCAACAGATGCCCCGGCCTTGCCACCGCCAAGCGCACCCGAAACCGCTGCATCCGGCACAAAGGCATACCGCCAAGGCGGTGTACCGGGAAAAGTCGGTCGGAGGTCATAACCTCCGTCCCCGCTTACGGCACGCGCGAGCACGTGGTCATAGCCAAGGCGGTAGCCGAGGCGTTGCAACCCTACGAGGCAAGCCTTGCGGCCATAATGCGGGGGTATTTCCGGGCACAAGAGGCGTCCGTACTGGCAAGGCTTGACGCAAGCGGGTACGTCGCCCTAGGCGTGAAGGACAGGCTACGGGGCCGCAAGAACGTAGCCGCCGCGACGCCGTTCAATCAAGCCGAGTGGAACGCCAAACTGGCGGCCAAGGTAGACCCGTGGATCAAGTTAGTTTTCACTGACGCCGCCAAGGCCACCTACGAGCAGGGCTTGGAGTTTGATCCCGAAGCACACGTCAATGTCGGTACCGCGTTTGATGTCCGGGATAACCGGGCCATTGGGTACCTTGCAACCAAGCCGCAAACGTTCGCGCAACAGGTCAACGATGCGACGTGGTTTGGCCTGAAGGTGAGCCTGATGCAAGGCATAGACAAAGGCGAGCCGCTGTCGCTGTTGAAGGAACGCGTCCGGGCAAAGTTTCAAGCCGCATCCGCGCACCGGGTCGAAGCCATTGCCCGCACGGAAACGGTGGGGGCAAGCAACGCGGGATCACTGGCCGGGGCCATGCAGTCACCCGCGTTCCAGACCAAGACGTGGCTAGCCGCCCTGGACACCCGCACCCGTGCAAGTCACGTGGCCGCCCACAACCAAACGGTACCCAAGGATCAACCGTTCAAGGTGGGTTCCAGTGAAGGCCAAGCACCGCATGCGTTTACCGCTGCTCGCGAGGTGGTCAACTGCCGTTGTACGATGATATTCGGCAGCACCGCGATGGGGCTTATGTATACGCTCCCGACGCCACCGGCAAGCGCACCCGCACCCGTCGCGCCACCACCGCCTCCGCCGCCTCCACCGGCAGTGGTCACACCACCCGCACCCGTCACACCTACTCCGGCACCTGTTGTCACGCCACCTGCACCCGCCACCGTGACGCCACCTGCACGCAAGCCACGCGCACCACGCAAGCCGCGCGTCGCACCCGCCGCAGGAGCAGCGTTCCCGGACGACGTGGATGCGTTGGAGGTGGTCAAGCCGTTGCCGGGTTCAACCGGGGCGGAACTGGTACGCGACCCGGCCACGGGGTTGCAGTACGTGCGCAAGCGTGGCGCAAACGAGGCGCATCTCCGCGAGGAAATGACGGCCGACGCGGTGTATCGCGCCCTGGGCACCAATGTGCCCGAGTTTCAACAGTACCGCGACCGCAATGGCCGCCTAGTCAAACTATCACGGTTCGTGGAAGGAGCCACGTCCCTGGGCGACCTAGCACCCGCCGCCCGTGCCAAGGCCATCAAGGAGTTGCAACAGGGCTTCGCGGTTGATGCGCTGCTCGGGAACTGGGACGTAATCGGGCTTGGCGAGGACAACGTGCTGATCGGCAAGGACGGCACGGTGTACCGGATTGACAATGGCGGGGCAATGCGATTCCGTGCGCAAGGCCAACCAAAGGACGCCGAGGCGTTCAACGCGGGCGTCGTGGACTTGTGGGGCATGCGGAACCGCGACTTGAACGGCAGCGCGGCCAAGGTGTTCGACGCATTGGGACCGGCGGACATTGCCAAACAGGCGCGGGCGGTAGTTGCCAAGTGGAACGGCACCGACATGCAAGCCGTGTTCGGGGCGTTGCAGCAAGATGATGCCCTGTATGACCTCGTGGCCAAACGCGTAGACAACCTGGGACGGTACGCGCGGCAGGCCGAGACGCTGCTAGCGGACAAGTACAAGCCTGAATATACGGAGCGGTTCACCCGGTCGTATCAGCAACTGATGCAGGGCGGCCTTGCAGAGTCATTGCCCAAGGCGTTGGCACCCAATACAAGCGTGAACACCGACGTCCGGTTCGTGTATGACGCGGCGGGAAAACTGTTTGACTCGTACCGGGACGCCAATACGCCGAACGGGGGCAAGTCACCACTGGCCATCATGCAAGAGGTCATGAAGGCGCAAGGGGGCAACTACGAAGATGTGATGCAATGGGCGGGCGAGCAAGGCAGTGATTCTTGGACGCGCGGCCCTATCACGGTCAAGGGGTGGTATTCGGCGCAACGTACCGCGGCGTATGGTGAGTATTTCCGCAAGCGTGGCAGCGGTGGGCAGGTCACAATGGCAGACGGCACCGTGGCGACGAATCACTTTGACGTGCTGCAAGGCGTCAAGACCGCGCTCGCCAATGGCCAGTTCCCTGGGGCACGCCGCGCGGGCAACCGGGTAACGCGTACCGCGTCAATGACGGCGGAGCAATACGGCAAGGCGGTTGAAGACGCGGCGTTGGAGTCGTTTGAAACTACGTTCGCAATGCAGAACGCGTTTACGTATGCCATGCTTGAAACCACCCGCACCACGGCACGGCGCGACACGTTTGGCGGTGATCCGTACACCGTGCGTCTAGTACGGACGGAACCGGACAGCGCGGTGAACACCATAACCAAGGACGAGGTGAAGGTCATAAAGCGGGGCGGCATGGAATCTACCAGTGCCATAACCGGGATCGTGGTGTCAGGAAACAATCTAACCATGACGGACGTACCCATTCACCGCGTTATGGGCACGTACTACCAAGGCCGCAACCTTGCAGGGCGGGGCGAATATGACATGTTCCTTGGCGTTGGGGAAAATGAGTTTGTGGCGCACCTGGAAGGCTTGCCGACGCGCAATATTGGCCATCTCGGCTATAGCGGCGGCCGCTCCTACGATTCCCTTCGTGACCGTTTGCTGACCGCGCCTACGTTGAACGACATACCGGATAACCTGTTGTGAGTGCATTGAATCCGCGGATCGACCCTGATGACCCTGGCGGCTACCCCGGAACCACGGTGCTGACGTGCCAGTACCTGGGGCAGGAGGTGGTGATTGACCCGGTATGTGTGAAACATGCCATCGTGAACGCCGGGTATATCTTGGGCAACCCTGATACGCCCATCATCAGCGCGGTGGCGCGGTTGCGTGACGGCACCAAGGTGCCACTAAACGGGCCGTGGATAAACGACCGCGAGTTGCTGCACGTGGCAAGGCACTATCTCTGGCAGAAGTTTCTTGGGCACAAGCACACCGTGGGGCCGTACGAGGTGCCACCCTGGAAGCCGCAACCGTTGCCGGATGCGTTCGGGCCTGACACCGAATATGTGCCGGTATCCCAGTAGGGGCGGCGTCGTGTATGATCCCCGCAAGGCGCGACCGCGTGCCTGGGAGGTAGCGTGATCCAACCTGCCGCGGATACCACACTGACGTACGAGTCGGCGGCATACGTGCAAGCCGAGCCAGACCCAACCGGCCAGATGATATACACGTTCCGGATGACGTCGGAACGTATTGACCGGCAGGGCGAGGTAGTCACGCTGGATGGGTGGGATTTCAGTTCGTACATGACCAACCCGGTCGTCCTGAACTCCCACCAATATGGTGACATTGAAGCCATTGTCGGCAGGTGTGTTGGCATCACCCGTGACGATCAGGGATGGAATGCCGCCATCCGGTTCAACAGCACTGAATACGGCCGCCTTGCGTGTTCCCTAGTGGAAGAGGGTGACCTAAGAGCGGTATCTGTAGGGTTCCGGCCGGTAGTGGTGCAGTACCCCGACGCGACGACCATGCGGCAGTCCCGTGCTATGGCACGGGCGGCACGCACTGACACCGGCAAGGCGTTGGTATCACTGGACGTGCCACCTGGGAAGGCCGTGCGGCATCTCACCAAGGAACTACTGGAAATCAGCGTGGTACCAATCCCGGCCAACGCGGACGCCATACGCCTCCGTGCCATGGCGGGCACACGCATGGCACAGAGCAAGGGGCGGGCAATGTATGATCGTGACAACCTAGAAGCAAGTGGCACGGGTGAAGATCACCTCTGGCAGTCAGTCGCGCACGCGATGTACGTGGTACTGACTACAGGGGGGGGCGATGAAGCGGTGCGACGCCGTCGATACAACGCCCTGGAACGCCTGTACCGCACGTTGGATCGTGAACCACCCGCGTACACCACCGCGGACACGGCTGCGAAGATGCAGGGCGATGCCAAGGACTTGCAGTTTTGGGAGGGCGAGCACCTGTTGGTCGCTGCCAAGATCGGCCGTGTTGTCAGTTCGGCGAACCAAGCCAAACTGATGAACGCGATAGCCGCCTTGGAGCAGGCTGAAGAGCATATTGACATGCTGCTTGAAACGCTTGCCACGGCAGAGGAGGGCATCACGGCCGTCCTTGGCACGATGGGCGTGATAGTGCCACCTGACGCCGATGACATGGAAAGCATGCCGGTGATGCCGACCCCAGAAATGGAAGCAGCACCAATGTATCCCACGGCCAAGGCCGCATACGATGCGACCGGGTTGCGTGAATGGCTAGGAATCAAAAATGAACACTGACGAACTGGGCAACTTGTTGACCGACGTGCAGGCACGGCTGAAGAGCCTCCCTGATCACGTCACGAGCGAGGCCGCGTTTGAAGCACGCGCCACCGCCATTGCGAAGCAGATCGTGGACACCGCCGCCGGTGACCCTGGGCATGACTTTGCCCGCAAGTTCAGGTTCGGCACCACCGCGCCGATCCTGGCTGGAAGCAAGTTTGCACGCCACGGGTTGAACGCTAGCGACGTGGAGTTTCTCTACGACATGCAGGTGGCGGAAAACCGCGCCGGTCGTGGCCGCGGGCCATCCACCGACCTGGACAACGCGTTCAAGGCCATCAGTGACGCGTACTACCTTCCAGAGGATCAGGTACGCGCCATTGATCAACGCGCCATAGACAACCTGTTCCCGCGTATCCCAGTGGCGTCGTTTGCCGGTGCTGACCGTGACCTAGCCGCCAAGGGAATGTGGTGGGCAACCGAGGCGTACCAGTTGGCAACCAAGGCGTCCATGGACAGCACCCAATCCGGCGCGGGGCAGCAACTGATCGGGGCGCAGTACGTGCGTGACTTGTGGGCAGCGGCACGCGCGGAGTCCCGCGTGTTTGCCCTGTTGTCAAGTTTCGAAATGACCGACCCAACCGCCTACCTGCCGGTGGAAGCCGACTTGCCGGAGATGCTGCTCTACTCGGAAGCCACGTCGTCCACGGCAACCGCCAACGCATCCGTGAACACCGGGTCTAACCGGGTCAGCATCACGGCTAGCAAGTTAGGTTTCAATCAGTATTGGAGCGGGGAGATGGACGAGGATAGCCTTATCCCGTTCGTGCCGTTCTTGCGGCAGCAACTAAGCGTCGCTACCGCGCACTATATGGACAGTTTGGTGCTAAACGGTGACACTACCACGGCAAGCACGGGCAACATCAACCTCGTTGATGCCACCCCTGGCAGCACCAAGCACTACCTAGCGTTCAATGGGGTTAGGCGGGTGGGCTTGACTGATAACACGGCCAACAGTAAGAACGCGGGTGGCGCACTGACCTATGCCCTGTTGAAGGAACAGCAGAAGCGCATGCGCTCGGATACGTATCTTCAGGACTGGGGCCACCCAAACAACCCCGCTGACCTGATTTACGTAACCGACCCGGATACCGGGGATAAGGCGGCCATGCTCGACGAGGTGGTGTCAGTCGATAAGTTCGGGCCGAGTGCCACCGTTATCACGGGGCAACTGGCACGGGTTGGTCAGTCACCGCTTATCACCTCGATGGCCATGAGCAAGACCAACGCTACTGGTAACGTGAGTACCACGTCTGCAAACAACACCAAGGGGCAGGTGGTCGCGTTCAACCGCAACGGATTCAAGGTGGGTTTCCGCCGCCGGGTACGGGTTGAAACGTTCAGGGACATCAAGACCGATCAGTTCATCATCGCGTTGTACGTGCGCGTTGGTATGGGACGCTATTCGCCAAGCGGTGCCGCAAGTGGCATCGACGCGGCGGATGTCCTGTACAACGTGACGGTATAACCGCGGCGTACCGATGCGCTGCACTTGACCGGCGCGGTGCCGGTCAAGTGTCGGCCGGAAGGAAGAACTAATGACCGCCATAGAACGCATCACATCCAAGGGCCAACTGGTGAAACTGACGTTCGGCCAGTCCGACGTAGCCGCAAGCCAGACGGCCATAGCCATGAACGTACTGGAGGTGCGTGACGTTGCCGCAAGCGCGGACGACGTGCTTGCCGTGCCTGGATACGTCATCCCCTGGGACTTTGAGATTGTGGCCATTAGCATCCTAGCATCAACCGCCCGTACCGCCGGGAGCATCGTTGTTGATGCCACCATCGACGGCACGGTGAGCGGGTTGCAGGCAACACTTGACGCCACCAACACCACGAGCCATTACCTGACCCAACCGCGTGAGTCGGATCGCGGCCTTGCCGGTTCCTACGTGGGTGTCAAACTCACAACGGTGGCAGGGTGGACGCCGGTCACCGCGGACGTGGTAGTCGCCGTTTGGGTTATCGCGTACCTGGATGGCATTTAGCACCGGCAAGGCGGTGGCAGCACCGCCAAGCCACCGCGCCATATTGGAGGCACTTGATGCGAAGCACCGCGACCGGGGTCACGACCCTGCAATCCGCCGCCGGGGCAGTGGGCAACGGTACCGTATTCATGCTGGATGGGTGCAGATCAGCGATGTTCCAGATAACGGGTACGTTTGTAGGGACGGTGACGTTTGAAGCCACCGTGGACGGCACCACCTGGGCAACCTACGCTCTGAGCGATATCAGCACCGCGGCACGCACGCACGCAACCACCCAAACAACCGCCGGAATATACATGGCAGACGACCTCGCCGGGTTGATGGCCATGCGGGCACGGGTCAGTGCCTGGACATCAGGCAGCATCACCGTCGTGGCAAACGGTACGGCGTAAGGCAGTGGCCATCACCAACGGGTACGCCACGCTTGCAGAGTTGAAGGCTAGGCTCGCCATACCAACGGGCACCACGTCACACGACTCCGCCCTGGAGGCGGCCGTGGAGGCCGCAAGCCGCCGTATCGAGGACGATACAAGCGTCCTGTTCTACGACACCGCTGCAACCCGGTACTACACGAGTGACGACCACCTGACGCTGTTCCTACCCGAGACGTTGATCGCGGTCTCGGCCATAGCCACATTGTCAAACGAGGCAAGTGGCACCCGCACCTACGGATTCACGTGGTCGGCGACTGACTTCGACCTGGAGCCGTATCACGGGCCACCGTATACGCGCATTACGCGCACAAGAACGGGTCTGTATTGGTTCCCGGTGGAGCGGCGTGGAATACGCGTCACGGGCACGTTTGGGTACTGCACTGCGGGATCACACCCGAGGCAAATACGCGAAGCGTGTTTGGTAATGGCCGCTCGCACGTTTGAACGGGCCAAGTCACCCCTGGGCGTAGTGGGCGGTGAAGGCATTACCGAGGCCATACGGGTGTCCCGCACTGACCCGGACTACGAGGCACTTATTACGCCGTTCAAACGGCAGGAAATGCTTGTGGTGCCGCATTGGTAAAGATGGATTTCCAGATCAAAGTGACTGGTGATCCGCCAGTCTGGAAGACCACGCCCGCCGGTACGTCCGGGTTGATGAACGTGGTTCTATCGCAGGGTGCGCTGATGAACCTGCCGCTTACACGGGCATACGAGGCGGTAGGCGGCATCGTGCAAGCCGAAGCCAAGGGGCGCGTGCCGGTCAATAACGGCATTCTAAGGAAAAGCATAGTATGGGATCTTGGGTATACGACGTCTACGGGAACGTTACCCAACTACCCGACCTATGTGCGCGTTGGTACGTCGGTGACATACGCGCGGCCGGTGCATGATGGCCGCGCACCTGGGAGCAAGATGCCGCCCGTGGACGCGATTGCGCAGTGGGTGGTAGAAAAGAAAATCCTAAATAAGAATGGCAAGGGCAAGCGCAAGGATGTCGCTTCCAAGGCGGTACGTGCGGCAGCGTTTGCCATTGCCAAGAGCATCGCCAAGAAGGGCATACCGGCCAAGCCATTCCTGAAAGATGCACTAATCATGAGCGGGCCAAAGATCAAGGCCGAGTTCGCGCACGCCGCCAAAGCCATGCAGGTGTTATGGGACGGTTGACGTGACAATCCAGACGGTGCGCAGTGGCCTTGCGGCACGGGTGGCAACCATCAGCGGCGTGGAGGCATACGAAACGATTCCCGCCACACCGCAAGCACCGTGCGTGTTGATACGGTTGACCGGGGCGGATTATGATCTGGCTATGGCCGATGGTGGCATCGTGGTGCGGTTCGACCTAGTGTTGCTAGCAAGTCAAGTGGGTACCGCGTGGGACGTGGCACAAGACGCCTTGGATCAGTATTTGAACGGCACGGGGACGCTATCCATCAAGGCCGCAGTGGAGGCAGACGTGACCCTGGGCGGCACGGCGTACACGTCGCGAGTCACTGGCTGGACAGACTACGGTACGATAATCATCAGCGGCACCGAATATATGGGTGCGCGGTTTTCCGTGGAGACGTGGCC